GAATATCCACAACACCAGATTCATTATTGTACACCTCAACAGAGTTGACGTAGTAGTAAACGCCTTGACGGTAAGAACCTCGGCGATTTACAATAGATAGTGCTTTGGCAATATCGATATAGCGGCTGGAACCGCCATCACATTCAAAGGATAACCTCCGAACTGTGGGACTTGAATGCTTGTACTTTTTGGCGGGTAGATTATTTCCTCTCATAAATCAATCGAGGTAGTGTCCCGCCTTAAAGGTCGTCAAACCTCTTTGGTTTAACAATCCAGCGTGAGTGAGTGCAAAGTATTGCACAGACTACACAGGGGGTCTGAAAGGTAATACTAAACTTTCAGACAAACTAAGATTGGGGAAATCTTCGTATTTTAAAATCAAAGATTTTCAAATCCAGATTGTTCCCTCTAACGCTAGTTGACACGATTGATTCAATCGTGCAACAGCGTGTCGACTCCCCCAAATTTCTTTTCAAGATGGGGTTGAGGTCGAGCAGATTATGATAGGCCGTTGATAATAGGGCGAACATGTTCGTACGAATATGTTCGTACAACCCTTATACCAGTGGATGCTTAGGGAGGGATATGGGCAGAAAGAAGTTTACGCACTTAGAAGATACGATTTGGGATTGGCTGAAAGCATGGAAAGATGGGAAAACCACCTTGACAGATGAACAGTTACTGGAATACATTAGAGTCATGATGTTGGAGGCTTGAAGATGAGTAAGAGACAACGCAGATGGGCTTTGACACTGAACAATTACACAGAAGATGAATTGAGGTACGTGAGAGAATTACCGAAGGGGAATATCACGAATTACATATTTGCTTTAGAAGTTGGAGAAGAAGGAACACCACATATTCAGGGGTTCATTCATTTCAAGAATGCTAAGACACTAACAGCAACGAAGAAGTTCCTTGGGTCAGATAGATGGCACCTAGAAGCCGCCAGAGGTACAGATTTTGAGAATTGGACATATTGTCAAAAAACAGCGGTTGATATTGATACGTATGGCGATGAGCCAGTAGAAGATGGAGATTTGAGCGTATGGGCAAGAATCGTGAATCATATTGATGAAGGCAAATCCACGAATGAAATTATCAGGATGTATCCTGAAACAGCCATGAGATGCATCACAGCGATTGAAAAGTATCGACTGGATGTTGACCGCAAGAATGCAGGTTGGAGAGATGTAGAGGTCATTTACATGAGCGGAGGAACTGGAATCGGGAAGACTCGCTATGTCATGGACAAGTACGGCTACGAGAACGTATACCGAGCAACCGATAAAAAACATCCATTTGACATGTATGCAGGGCAAGATGTTTTGGTGTTTGAAGAGTTCAGGAGCAGTTACAAAATCGAAGATATGTTGAACTGGCTTGATGGTTATCCAATTGAATTGCCTGCGAGATACGCAAACAAGATGGCAAAATTCACGAAAGTGTATATTATCTCAAATTGGAATTATTATCAGCAATACGAGAAATGCCAAGAGGATTATCCCGAAACATTTGATGCTTTAACACGCAGAGTGACAGAACTCTGGGGTGAAGAGAAGATTCTGAAAGAGTGGTCAATCATCAAAGAAGAGGTAAAGACCAACTCCAGTGAGAACAACGACAGCAGCGATGTCTCCGAAAGGTAGAGGACCGTCTGCAGTTGCCAATGTAAAAGCAGTGGCAAAAGCCGCATTCATGGTTTGAGTTTTGTATTCCTCAAGAGAATCATGTTGAGTAACAGCAGTTTCAACAACTGGAATAACAGCGTTGAAAAAGTCATTTGAATGGCGTGCCCATTCTTCTTTGTAATCCAATGGATCACTTCCGAGACTTGACGGCACCGACACGGCGACCGTTGACATATTTGTACTTCAACCAAGTACCCTTACGATGCTTACCGCTCTTGGATGTCTTTTTGAATGCCTTACCATAGGTGGTACGGCCTTGCTTGGACTTTTGTCGTCGGCGTGGCATCAGCAAACACCGCCTGCATAAACTAAGGATTGTTCAAGGAGTCCCGTCGAATACAACAGGATAGAGACAATCATCATTTCGATTCGATTCTCCTTTAGCAACTTGAGAGCCTTCAATGAGAAGGTCAAGTCTTGAGGCGTAGGTGTTTCCAAATCAAACACGCTCCGCATATACGCCACCGTAGGTTCCTACAGCGAGATTAATGACTACTCTGAACCCAGACGATACACCGAATGGGTCGATACAGATAAGTCCGAAAGGAGCGACAAAGCCAGAGGCACGACCGACACGGCCTATGTCCTCCTCAGTATTGATACGAGCAACTTGTTGCATATGGTTTCCAGATTCACCAACATACATACTAATATCGTATGGAGGCTCATCATTATCGAGACGTAGATTGTCTGCGATTTCGTTGATTTGCTCCTCAGAAGAGAAATCAAAAACATTGACCAGAGGGTCATTAGATTGGAAGTTGTTATCGTTTGGAGACTCAACAGGTACAGTACCTCTTGATTCAGCATAAGATTTGACCGCTGAAATTGAAGTCCAATTATCAGGCGTTCCTACGTGATTTCCTATCATGTGTATGGTGAAATCATCGGCCGATTGGAGAACGTCTCCATCATCATCAGCAGATACGAATTTTGAATAAACCCAATCCTCTGCTGAGAGTGTAACGGCAGTATTGTTGATACCTTGCATCGAGGGATTCAAGGTACCGTTTTGTTCATGACGTTCCGACATGTATACTTTGAAATCGTGATATTGTGGTTTGATGCCGCTAATCAACGGCGGAGAAACAAGTCTGTTCATTTTTGACCACAATTTTCTTGCACGATTGTGAGCATTCTTGATAGTCCATGTATCAGGCAATGTGTGAATATCCACAACACCAGATTCATTATTGTACACCTCAACAGAGTTGACGTAGTAGTAAACGCCTTGACGGTAAGAACCTCGGCGATTTACAATAGATAGTGCTTTGGCAATATCGATATAGCGGCT